AAGTGATATATCTGAATTAAGTGATTCACCAGTGTATATAGATTTTGACTTGAGATTTTTATATTCTTCATATGAAGGCTTGCCCAAACCTCTAAGCCAATTATGTATTTCCATATAATTTATTAAATTTTCATCCACTTTAAATGTTACCACAAGCTCATCAAAAAGCAAATGATCACCTGAATATGGAATACGAATCAATGGGGTATTTTCATCTATATTTGGCAATGTCAAACCAGGAAGATTGACTTTTTGCACAAAGAAGTTTAGTGATGGTGTTCTTTTGATCTGAAATTTAAAATTAAGTGGTGAAAGAAAATTCATATTTTCTGGTCTATTATCAACAACTGACATGTTAATCCTCCTTTATTGCTATTTATTTTAGAATAAAATAAACCCCGGAAGTTTCCCTCCGGGGTCATTTTCGTAATTAGAACTAAAAGTTCAGATTACATAAGATTGTTAACAATTACCTTGCGGTAGTAGAGGTTGGTGTTTGTGGTGAGTGCACCATTACCAGCTGTAATACCTTGAGCAAATGGATTTGCAACCATTCCGTAACGAGTCTTGAAGCCGATCTTAGGCTGGAAGCTTTGCTGATCGACTGCACGAACCATTTGGAGAGGAACGTATGGGCAATAGAACAGACCAGCATCAAATGCAGAAGATCCCTTATAGCCAACAGTTAGATAGTTACCACCGATAGCATATGGATCAATGTAAACCTTTAGGCGACCATTGAGAACACCAGCAAAGGTATTACCTGTGTCGTCAACTTGTAGGTTGTTTGAGTTAAGAGCTGGAGCATAGTCAAGAACGCCTGCCATCTGTAGAGCTGAAGCAACATCGGAGGAACAGATAACAATGTTACCCTTACCACGACGAGTTGTACGAGCAATAAAGTTAGCTTCACGTTCAAGCTGGAACATAAGACCCTTGAACTTTTCAACTGACCAACGGCCGTTAGAATCGGTGTCAAGGTCGAAGATACCAGCAGTTGTGGTGTTATCTTGAGCACCAACAACGGCGGTGATGTTGATTGTACGAACTACTTCACGGTTAATTTCAGCAAGAATTTCAGCTGAAAGAATGTTTGCAAGTTCGGTTTCAGCATCTAGACCATGAATTGCCTTTAGATCTTGTGCAAGTTCCATGGTGTATTCTGCCTTGAGGGCACGTGACTTGGCGGTTACAGTAACTTTCTCGATTGAGAATGCCATCTGTGCAAAATCGCCTGCACCAGAGTTATTGGAACCAAGTGCTTCAGCAGTAGCAGTTGGCATACCAAAGCCTGTGTTATAAGCAGCGGTATTTACTAGTGCAGTGGTGTTAGTTTGACCAGGAATAGTACCTGTAAACTGTTGACCAAATGTTGAGTTACCTGCAACAACTGAAGTGAATGAGGTATTAACTTCGTTATAGAAAGTTTCGTCACCAGCCTGATTGCTGTAGCGTGAACGCATAGCAAAGATAAGACCAGTAGGACCGGTCATTGGCTGAGTTCCGCAAATGTCATAAGCAATCAGGTTCGGCATTGCACGACGAACTAGAGAGATAAGAACTGGGTCAAAAGTGTCAATTGCACCAGCATTTGTGGAGTCAGGGTTACCGCTAGCATTTACCGGAGATGGGGCAATACCTGCTTCAAATAGAGTTTGATATTGACCGTGTGAAGCAGACTCACGAAGAGCACGCTGGGTGTTTTCAAGAACAACCGCAGTTACTGAACGACGGTGAGCGTCTTTAATATTAGGAAGATCTTGGTGGTCGAGAACGGCCTCCCACTTCTTCTGTAGTGATTCAGCTAGATACATTTAGAATTTCCCTTTTCTTTGTTAGGTTATCTTTATTTATAAGATTTTACTTTTTAATGGTTCTTGCGATAGCTTGTGCATATCTATTAACATCTGGATCAAAAGACTTTACACTTTCGTTAAGTGTATTATCACCCTCAAAAGTTTCTTCTTCGATATTTGTGGTTGGTGTTGACTTCTTTGAGAAGTAGGATTCTTTTACGTAAGACAACTTCTTTCTATAAGAATCAATGTCTCCAGTAAAATCAATTCCTTCCGCAAGTGCTGCGAACTTTTCAGCTTGAACCATAGTAAGATCAGTTGCCATTTCTTCTAGAACGTCAATTCTCTTAGATTCAGCGACCATTTTCTTGAGATCGGAGTTCTCAGTAATGGATTCATCAAGCATTGTTTCTAGCTCATCTACTTTAGTGGCTAGTTCTTCAACTACATCAATCTTTTCTTCAGGAACATCGATATAGTGTTCAGCGAACAGACCTTTTAGTCCGTCGATGAATTCTTCCATGATTTCATTGCGGAGAGAAGATTCAATAGCAACTTCATTCTCCTTCATCCAATTCTCAACCACGTAATCTAGATATGTGTCTAACTTCTTTTCTAGAGCTTCTGCAATCTCTGTAACTTCTTCTTCAAGTCTAGCTTCATATTGTTCTTCTAGACGTGAAGATTCAAGAATAATTCTTGCATTTACAGCAGCTTCAAATAGTGTTGAAGCTCTATCTTTAAATTCTTCTGATAGATCTTGGCCATCAAACATTTCCTCAACATCTTCCTTAACGGAAAGTTTTGGCATGGCATCACGAGTCTTTGGTCCTTTGCCGGTCTTCATATCAATAGAAGAGGCATTTGCATCAGCACTTGCGCCTGATGGAAGTGAATCTGCTTCTTTACCAATAAGGGACATTGCTTGTGTGTACCACTTAGTTAAATCATCTTTACGCATGGAATGCATAGCGCCAATGACTGAAGTAATTGTTTCAATCTTGGACTTTGGGTCTGATCCAGCTGAGCGTGAATTTGGCTTCAATGTTTCTGAAGCTACGGATTCATCTAGATCTTTGGTTTCTAATTCTTCTGACATTAAACTGTCTCCCTAAAAGATTTTTAAATATTTATAAAAGATTATTCTTTGACGAGAGAGACTTCATGTAACTCTCAAATATGCCAAGCTTGGTTTGTTCAATTTCATCCATCGACATTTTTTTCATAATTTTTCTAGTTTCATGTAATTTTTGTTCGATCCATGTGTCCTTTACGGAATCATATAGCCAATCAACATTTTCCATAATGCCCTTAACAAAAGCATCAGGTGCTGATGGATCGGCAACGATATCTGCTGCAGTGGCTAAACGAAAATCTTCTTGAACTTCCATAATACCAAGTTTGTTTGGTTTAAGTGAACCCATACCACGAGATGAAACACCTAGATTAGCACCAGACTTTAGTAGCCCTTTTGCAATATTACCCATGGGTGTATCGGTAAGTTTAGCTTTACCAATGAAATTATTTCCATTTTTCTTGAGTTCAGTTATCATATGTGAAACTCTATCAAGATTAATTTGTGGTCCTGCTGGGTGACCAAGTTCACCATAAGCTCTATTATTTTTTACTACCTCATTCATATAGCGTTCTACTTCACGCTCCATAATAGGCATTGGATACATTCTTCCGTTTCTGTTTTTAACATCTGCTTGCAAGAATACTCCATGGATATAATGATCTTTTGAGCCGTCTTCTTTAGCTTCGGTTATAAATTCAAATTCTGTAGAATCTTCTAGAATAAGCTTCATTTTAACCTCTATAAGCCGAAGGTGTGATGTTTACAGCAGTATTTGATGAAACCAAATCAGTTGGTTTTTTTTGTAGAAAAATATATTGATTTGCAGGAAGAACAAATGAACCATACTGTGTTGTAGAATTTGAGTATAGATTAATCTGTGCAGCTGCTGTGGTTGACACAAATAAAATTGCAGTATTATTTACTGAGTTTTGTGTGGTAACAGAATATATATTAGCACCAGCTTTAATTATATTCATTATACACTTCTCCCAATATTTACATCAGCACCAAAGTTTGGATATGTATTTCTGGGAGAGCCAGACATATCCATTCCGCCTTCGTATGGTGCTGTTTGTTCTTTTTCTGGTTTGTCATGATTACCATAGACCATATAGTCATGAACTGCGGTGACGTTATCTTTAGCTACAGCAATTTTTGCTTGCACCCATGGTTCAACTACTTGATCGTCATTGAGGTGCATTGCTAAAGCAAGTGCTTTATTAGCTAGAGCTCTAAGTTGGGTCTTTGCCATTTCGGCTGATTCATCATCACCACCGAGTAATGGAACTGCTAATGATTCTTTACATGATGCCATTTCATGAACTGGGCAATGTGTACCCTCATTTGTCATATTACATGAAGCGGCTTCTTCAAAAGCCTTTGATGCTGATCTATATTTTTCAGCTTGAGACTTATGGTGTGCTATATCAGCACTCTTTTTTACATGTGTTGCATATTTAGTGTGATAGTCAGCTAAATGTCCATACTGAGCTTTTTTATCACCTGCTTTTTCTGCTTTCTTGGCAGCAACAAGTGAATCTAATCTATCATTAATTTGTTTGGCTGTAGCTTCTTCAAGTTCTTGAAGTGACTCATAGACTTTTTCAGCCTCATCTTTTTTATAGCCATGACGACTTTCTGATGCTTTATCTAAAACATATTCAGTTTTACCTTTGTAGACATCATCTTTGTTGCCTACTCGATCTTCATGCTTTTCGGTTTTGTGCTTAGCAACAAAGTCTTGTTCTACTTTAGCTTTTGGTGCATAATCTACACCTGGATCGGTGCCAGTTGAACCTGGAACTACTTTAGAAGCCTTGACGCCTTTTAAAATGTCATTAAGTGATTTCGCCATCTTCCGTATCCTCTATATCTATTTCTTCTTGATCGACTCTATTGAACATTCTTTGAGCCACTTCTATTTTTTTATCATTTATAGCGGT